CTGGATGTCGAGTAGATCTTCGATAACTTCTCTCCTGACACTTGCTCCGAGTTGCATGAATGGGACAAATGTGGATGATCCGAGGATGACAACTTGTGTAAATGATTTGAAGTTAAACTTGAGGATTGATTGCTCCAAGTATTTTTGGGTGTCCTTCTGAGCAGCATCTTGGTCAAGGAGCTTACCATTCCTATGAATCTCGAATACATTTGGTTTAATACCTCTAATAACTAAGTAATCTATGCTTCCTATACGAAACTCTATCTCTACTACCGTTTCTCTTTCATTAATACTATTAATTAACTGACTCTTACTAATCTTTCTGAATGGTTTGTTGAACAAAACAAAGCACAGGGCATCTAACATAGTAGACTTTCCTGCACCGTTAGCTCCCACAACCAAATGGGACTGAGCATCAGTAATATTCACCTCTGTGAAAGAGTTTCCTGTAGATAAGAAATTCTTCCAACGAATCTTTTCAAATATGATCATTCAATCTTGTGGTGGTGGTATAACAAAGTCATCTGGATGGATAAAACTAAATGCATATCCATGCATTGTGCAGTTTTCTTTGACCTGATCCTCTGGTATCTCCATCACAGAGAGTTTACGAGGGTAGTCTTCTGCTTTCAGCAAACCATAATAACGTACTGCATCATCTCTGTCAAGAAATATCTGAACTACACGCTCAGTATGGTTATCATCTCTTACAGCATACACACCACCAGTCTTTTTGTCTAGTAATACGAAGCAGTCCATTAGACCTCCTGTGCTTCCATGTAAAGTGACTTAAGTATTTTAAATATTCCTTCTTTATTTTCAAAGTCAGAGACGCACTGCTCAAGTATTGTCAAAGTATCTTCAATCTCAACATCATCATCAACGTCATCCAACTCATATGTCATGTCTTCTATTATTTTAAGATCCGCTAGGTCAGCAGCTTGTAGTCTTCGCACCAAACTATCAAACTTAACTTGATCCTTCTTCTCTTCTACTATAACTTTCACATACATACCCTCAAGATTCTTAATATCAACAGGTGACATACTCAAATCATCGTTATAATATATCTTATGGAATGTATCAAAAGGATTCTTATGAAATGTTAAACTTCCGTTATTATTTAGGATGTGAAACCCTCTTTCTAGACCGTAATCATTCCAATACAATTGACATGGGTTACCTAGGTATCTAATATTTGCTTTACTACTCTTACAATGGAAGTGACCAGAGCATACCAACTTAAACTTCTTGAATACATCTGGATCATCACCATGTGTCATAGTATATCCAGGTATGGGGTCGAATCCATTTAATTCAAAGTGACCCATACAATACTTGGCATCAGTATCTTTTATTGCTTCCCAACATGCTTCCCTATTCTCATCACAGATCCAAGGGATAAGCATCATCTTCTTACCGCCTATAAGCCTCTCACCTGGACAATAAATGATCTCAATATTATCAAACTCCCCAAGGAGAAGCTCAGGAGAATTAACACGGAGAGTATTCTTGAAATAGATGTCATGGTTACCTAACAACATGGTCATTTTAATCCCTCTATCTTGCAGAGGTCTAAACCACATGTCCTTGGCTGCCTCTAGGGAGGAGAAATTAACTCCCTTTCTTCTATCAAAGGTATCACCTAGACATAATACTTCTGTGATTCCTTCTTCATCAATCTTAGGTAGGACTACCTCAGTATAAAACTTACGATACCTCTCAACATAATGGAGGTTGTCATTCCTCACTCCGAAGTGCTGATCAGTTATCAGTAATACTTTACTCATACTAAGTTTCCGTTAAAGTTGATGCTTATTGCTTGACGTTTATTGGTTGCCCGATTAGTGCGATGACGTACCCAACCAGGAAATAGGAGGAAATCCCCAGTCCTTGTTGGCACGGGTTCAGATATGATAGCATCACCATTGTCTTTATGCAAGGGGGTCAACCTACGAAGGTAATCTAATGGGTCACACAAACATATATCACCACCCTCATCCTTCTGTAGATAGTATACAGATGCTATATGACATCCCAATCTACCATTAGAATGTGAATGCTCACCAGTAAAATCATTATAAGTGTGCCAATTAGACCATGATGCCATAGGTTCTATCTGAGCAGGTGCATATTTCAAATGATTATCCCAATACTCCACCACAGTGTCCATCATCAGGTCTATCAACAGAGAAACCTCAGGGACATCCTGATGTAGGTTCATACCCAATTCACCTGTAGACTTACCAGTCTCAGATGCCCACTTGCCTTTATGACAGTCTTCTAATTTTTCTGCTATTGCCTCAAATAAACCCTCTGGAGGATCAATATGGCCCTTCAAAACTGGGATTGGGAATAGATTTAAGATTTGGCTCATCGAATAATACCTCATTCATATACTTATCTGTCCACTCTTTGTCAAACCACTTCTCTAGTATACCACGTGTCTTGTCATTCCTCTTCTGACTCTCACAATACCAGATCTGATCATCCAATCTCTTCATGGTATTAACCCAGAAGGTATCTCTCTTAGTAGAGAGGACTCTATCACGATACTCCTTAAGGTATAGGAGGACAACACAATAGAAGTTTGCTTTATCAATCTCCTCAGTCAGTCTTGTAAACTTACAGTATGGTGAAAAGATATCATCACCCCACAATGGGAGTGCTCTCTTACCACTAAAGGTAAACTTGTTACTAAGATCTCTTATCTCACTATAGAAATCCTCACCAACACCATACACAGGAGAGACATCAACTATAGCAGCAGTCACTGTCTTACCATTAGATACTATATCACATCCAAATATAGGTATAGAATAGTGAGGATCAGGAAATAATACACAATGTAGTATCTTTATCCCACCTATCTCTGCTTCTTCTATATGAATCTTCCTTAACTCAGGGGTCTTAAACATCCTATTACGAATGGTGAGACCATCTTTCTCTACTGTGCCATGAATACTTGGCAATGGTTCCACATCAGGTAGATCCTCGATAGTACTAAGGATCAATCCACCTATGTCTTCTGTTAACTCACGCATAACTAAAAAAGAATTCTCTGATTATTTTCTCCGACTCTTCTTTACCGAAGGCACTGCCGAGATACCCTGAGATAGGGTCTAATTTTATCATATACTTATCAAAATCATGGTAGTAGTTACCATCTTCTCCAGTAGGTTTAACCCTATCTATCATCTCCTTATAGAGTGACAGATAATACTTAAATGTAGGTAGATATGTATCAACAAACTTTGCTTCAGTGTGTCTTACAAATATATTATTAGAGAAATGATTACCTGGTTCAAAGAAACGATACTTCTCTGTTGTCTTAGGTAATGGTGGCACATCTAAGAGATAATTCTCTGTTGGATGTTGGAAATCAAATACTATTATGACCTTCTTGTCACTAAATCCCATCAGATCCATACCAAAGCAAGGGACTATCTCCTGTCCCACCTTTGGTGTCTTAGGATAGATTATATTGTTGTGTATATTAAGCTTCTTTCCGTCCCATATATCTACATGCCTAGACTTTAGGAAATACTTACCACTGTATAAGTCAGCAGTTAATTTAGTGCCTTTCTTATTCTCCCACGTTGCATGATTGGATTCAAATTTTAAGTCAGGGAAGACATCAAAGACTGCTGATCTATAACCAGCCCATAAATCAGTCATTATCCTCTCATGTTTGTTTCAATACGACCCTTGATGCTATTCATCTCAGAGTGGTCATCATTACTATCTGAGTGGAAGACTTGCTCATACCCACTCTTTTCTATTATCTTGTCTCTTATATCCATCTGACGCTTCTCTTTAGCAATACGTCTAAGAAATGCGTAGTAAATTATTTGTGTGAAATATGCAAAAGGATTCTTTGACTTAGCAGGATCAAAGTTATCAATATACTGGACACAATTCTCCACTCCATCGGAGATCATATCCTCTTTAAACATGTAATTAATAAAGTTTGGTCTGTATGATAAATGTGTAGCAATCTTTAAGAAACATTCAGCAAGGTAGTGGGTTATCCTTGGTTTTTCTTTATCTAATGTACGTGCTTCATCTACTGCTTGACGATACTTAGTGATCTCTTCAAGAAACTTTTTATTATCTACATAGTGTTGTTTTTGTTTACGTGCCACAGCTGCCATATTCCTATCTCGCCTTTACATATTGTATAGGAAAGTTTACTTATTGTCAATTGAATTGGTTCTATTCCAGAAGTCCTCTAGTTTAGATCTAAAGTCTGAAACTTTACCAACCAATCCCATATTTTTATTAATTGC